CTTGTTCAGTGGGTAACGACAGTAATTGTCGCTGCTTATCAAGAATAAACTGACTTATCTGAGCATCAAAAGCTAAACCATTGTAGCTAATATGCCACTGATTCTTGTCTTTACACTCTTTAAGAAAGTCTATAAATTGTGGTAAGTCGTTACGATTACCGTGAATTACAAAGATTTTTCTAATAGTTTCATCTTTGTAGTGCTGAAACACACCTATGAAACAGTTTACCAATGTTTCATAGTCCATAACCCAATGGGTAGGTTTTTTTACTTCCATAGTATTTGGTTCAGTTAAGCTGTTCCCCCCTTTATGCCGCCAAAAAAAGGCAGAAGATCTGCCTTATTTGGTTTAATAGGACAATTTAATACTATACTGTAATGGTATTCGACTCTAAGTACTGCAAGAAGTCAAAGATATCTGCATTAATAGCAAACATCTTAATAAAGTCTTTGATTTCTTCTTCTTTCTCAACATAGTACTCATAAAAAGTTGCAAGCATCTTTCTTTCTTCACTATAATCTTTTCCGTTTGGTCTCTTGCCAATTTTTAAATGTATGACATCACCGATGTCTGATAACCTAGGAAGCATATGAAAAGATTCTTTTTTTTCTTTACCTATAATAGCTAGCACTTTACTTGTTACATCAAAGATACACTCATTGTATGGGCACTCTGGTGAGATGGGTAACAGCTTGAACGTCTTATCATTACCCCAGCTACTGGTAACTAACATCATTGAATTTTTCATGGTTTTTTTTATTATTTATACAAAATTAAGTACCTTTTTTCAATAATTCCAACTCTTCTATAGGAATTTTTAAGTTTTCTTTTTCCATATCACAAGCATCACATAGCTCACCTGTCTGTTCTAGCAACTTAACATCTATATCTAGAAGTTTTGCATAGATACTGAAATACTTTTCAGGAAACAAAAATGTTTCTATGTATTTGTATTCACTAGACCTGTCACCATAGTAATTCTTAATGGCTCTTTTTAATACGCTAGATAATTTAGAGTATTTACCTAGTATAAAGTTGAACCAATCAGTCTTATATATTTGAAAATCAAATATATATAGCTTGTATCCTTGTATAGAAATAACTTCTAAGAACAAAGGGTTACTTAAAAGCATGTGCTGCTCAAAAGCTTTGAAGCCTTCAGACTTATCATCTGGAAAACTACAAACTAGCTTCATATCCTCTGGCCTTATCACTCCTTCTATAGAGAGATAAGTGCCAGAGGGTGTATAATTACTAGTACGCTTTATACCCAAAGCAGGAAACAGAAATGATCTAGATTTCTGGAAATATTTTGTGTATAAGCTGTCTATCATTTTAAAGTTTGATTACAAAACTACGCTACCTGTAGCAAAGTTGTACGGTAAATCGTATCTTTTATTTTGGTAATGCCAGTTTGCTGCTTCTAAAACCTTATTCATTCTATCTAGCCAATTATTTAATGTACTTTCAGTTACTAGGAATGAATAGGTCTGGAAAGCTCTATCTATAACAACAAAGTGAAACTTCATTTGATATCCACTTTCTAATAGATCTTTATACTTAATACCTATCATAGTACAATAGATTACAGCTTGTAACCAATAAGAGTAAAATTCTACAGTTTCTGGAAAGTCTTTTAGATCTTTGCTTGTAGTCTTGATATCATTAATAAAGATAATTTTTTTATCATGATTAATTACAACATTATCTATAATACCTTTTAAACCAAACTCTGCTTTAGCATACTCTACAGTCAAAGGAAGCTCATTAAAGACTTCTACGTTATCAAACTCTGTAGTGTTACAACCAATAAGAGAACATAATTCTTTGTTAGTTTTAATTAACTCTACAGCATTTTTACAGAAGTCATAAGAATCTTGATCTATGAGAGTCTTATTACCTTTAGTCTTTAAGAAAGACCAATAACTAGTAGACTCTGCAGAAATGATCTTGTCTAGACGTTGTTGATCAGTCTTTAGACTTTGATGATAATTCATATCTACCATCACGTCAAGAATTGCTTGATCAAAATGTAATAACTCTGTACGGGTATCTCCGTTTTGAGCTAGCTCTTGGTGATGAGCAAACACTCTATCTATAACCACCTTAACTGAATCACCCGGTAGTTTAGATGGGCTAATGATAAAGTGATCATTAAACTTTTCCTCTTCTAGAAGGAGAGCATGTACAATCTTACCTTGTACTAAGTGAGCATCTGTACGCTCTTCTTTTAATCCTAATACATATTGCTGATAAAATACAGCTGGGTTCCACATTAGCTTGTTAAGGCTACTATAACTAAAATAAAACTTTTGTGAGTAAAAGTTATTTTCTAATAATTCTGCAGACTCCTGCATGATGTCTTCTAATTGCATATTGTTTTAATTTATTCTGTCTTCTAACTCTTGTTTCATGAGATCAAGTCTCCATTTTTCAATCCTTGGACCCATTTCTTTAATAACAGCTCCTAAGTGTTCAGTATCCATTTCTGCTACAGACATGTATTTGACAGGTTCTGTGCCGTCTTTACCGTAGCTTCCCCATATAGGAGCAGTTCTACATTTTTCAAAACCATCTGATAGATATATAGTGCCTGATAAGTCTACATATTTAAGAATTTTACCACCAAAACGTTGGTATTCAGTTCCACCATCTAACATAGTTTTATTATCACAACCACACATAACATAATCATGTCTGTGTCTTGATATAAGTACATCACCACACTTTTTACAAGTAGCAGTACTTAGTACAATTTGTTCTAGTCCGTTTTCCATATTCCTAATTCAATAAGTTTAGCTCTAATACGTCTTTGAGTAGTAGGATCAACTGTTATAGCTTCTTCATATTCTAAAAAATCTATGAGCTGATCAACTTGTGATTGCATATCTGCAACACTAGAAGGACATTGTTTATTTTCTGTATCCATATTATTTAATTTTTTTTAATTCTTCAGATATTTCTTCTGGTAGATAAGCTAGTAAGTTTTTCCTTGGAAGAAACTCTAGCATTTCATAAATAGCTGATTCATCCCCCATTAAAAAGTCTTCTTTCATTTGAGCTATCACGGCTTCAATAACTGGATCTTCCATATTACTTTTGTTTTTCTAATTGTGTCTTAGTATTATGACATGTTTCACATAAGACCTGTAAGTTATCTTGTTCACAGAATAGTCTGTCTACAAACCCTGCAAGATCTGCAGAGCAGTTAAGACTACCTGCACCAACTATATGGTCTACATTAATCTGTTTCTCTGGAAACCATTTTTTACAAGTGTTACACTGGTATTCAAACTTCTGTCTTTTGTTAGGACCTTTGTAGGCTCTACGAGATTTCATTTTACACTCAGTGATAGGTTTCCACCATCTTGATTTTTGACGTAGTGCACTTCTAATGAAAGTCCAAAATGCGGACTCACTCATTGTACCTGCATTCCTAGTTTTAGGAGCTGCAGTACGTCTAACTGTTTTCTTCTTGGTCATTTATAATTTTTTTATTCAGTATAGGTATTAACCGTACATATACTTCTTTAGGACTGTAGTCCTTAATTGAATCAGATGGATCTTTACTCATTGGTAAAACAGCATACTCTACTTCAGGATATAGTTCTTTATATCTTTCCATAGCTTTTATACCTGGTTCATCAAAGTCAAAGAGTATAATAACTTTCTTATACTTCTTTATGTATTGATCCATAAGTTCTTTACGGATAATAGTGTTCTCTGAGTCTGGTGCAATGATATCCAGTGTGGGTATCTTAAGACTTTTTAAAGACATTACATCTTTTAGAGAAGACGTTATAATTAGATAAGGTGCAGCTTTAACTTGTTCAGATCCCTGAACGTAGTCATCTACTTTTATAAATTTTTTATCTAATGTTTTGGGTTGATAGATCTTGTACAGTGTACCATCTGATTTAAAGTAACCATATAGATAGTTACCTTTAATGGTTAGATCAATGGGTCCATCATCGCAATCCTTATGCATAGTGTAATACTCTAATGGTCTTACATTATATTCATCTAGAAGACGAGATCCAATATTAAACTGAGTCCAGAAATATTGGTCTTGAGTGGTCCAGGATCTGAAAACAAACTTACTAACTTTATATTTAGAAGCCTGTTTAAATTTCTGTACATCGTACCCCCCGTTATTGTGGAGTACAAAATCATTATAATTCTCTACTACAAGAGTACACGCTTTGTGATAAGACAACCCGGTAATTTCTTTTACTAGATCTATTGCAGATCCACCGTTACCAGATGAAAAGTCTTTATACTTGTATGTATCTTTAGTAGGTTCATAGTAAATACACATACTAGGTGTACGTTCCTTAGAATTAAATAGACTTTTGATCTTTACATCATGCCCGGCAAGCTTTTCTTTGAGCTTACAAAAGTGTTCAAATATCCATGATACAGGAACATCCTTGATGTCATGTACCATATTTTTTATCTTAAACATGGGCTTGTCATTAAAAGAAGAAGGGGGAGCATATTTACACACTCCCCCTATACTTCTAGTAGCTAATTACATATCAAAATCACTATTAGCTGGCTCAAAGCTAGCTACTGGCTTATTCTGTAAAGCTTTATAGTGATACTGATTGTTCTTGTCAAACGCATCAAGTTTTGCTTGATCTGCAGCAACGAACTTATACTTAGGAAGAGATAGTTTAATGATAGTTTTACCATTGTATTCTTCTTCTGTACCTTTCAAGAACCAATATAGATTGTTTCCTCTAAGCATTGTAATTGCTTTCTCAACCCACTCCTCAAGATTAGATGCAGAGATGTTATCAATCTGATCTCTTAGACCAAGTTCAGATGCAATAACTGCAATCTTATACATGATCTCATTCTTGGTTACATTGGTCTCATTGAACTGATCTGTCCAGATGGTAGCAGAAACACGACTTGATTGTCCTGTAAACTTTAAACCATCTAAATCATTCTTATCAACTGCCCAACCTTCAAAACCTTCAGATGCTGGTCCTTCTAGGATCAACTCTAATGTTTTCTTGTCACCCTTGTTGGATGTTCTAACTTGCCCACTGTAAATGTGTGCATAAACTACTCCTGCTTGTAGAGACTTAGCTGTCCCTCCCGTTGTTTTGACTTCTTGTCCTTTTGTACTAAACATGTTCTGTTAATTTAAACTATTGTGAATGAAAAATGAATACTAGTTCTCGTAATCTATGATAGCCTTTCTGACTAAAGCCAGGTCGTTTTCTATCTCAAAGTCTTCAAACATACCTCTTGGAGATTTACATGTGTTCTCACCATTGTTAGACGTCTCAAATACATATCTGATGTTACCGTCTTTGTCTTTCTTAACTTTGCCAAACAAAACTATAGAAAATAATCCTTCTAAAGTAAGTTTTTCGTCAACCATTTTACCAATAGTCTTAGCTTTAAACTTCTTTTTACCTTCCATATCTGTAGATTCTTCAGCATGGGTGAGGATAAAAACTAATAAGTCTTCTCTTAAATCCTTTGGCATACGTGCAATACGTGCTAGTTTAGCACCAATCTGGGTGAACTTTTCGTAACCCTTCTCGTCACTTCTGTCAAAGAACTCAAATGAGCTCATGTACTGAAAGTCATCAACAACTAAGTTCTTGATATCTTTACGTTTCTCTGAAACATACTTGATGCATGCTTCTATCTGTTCTGATGAACTAGCAGAATAAAGATTACCTGTTGGGTTATCTTTGCTCCATAGAACATACTTCTTTCTCCACCCTTTAAAAGGTAGAGCTTTGTTAGCTACGTTTATTATAAACGTCTCTGCTGGATTTAGGTTCTCAATAGCTGTTGACTTACCAGACCCAGACTCTGCAATAATTAGAATCCCTTGTGCCATATGTTATTTTGTAGATTTGATTAACTCGTTTAACCATGTTTTAGAACTTACTGGTTTACCTGTTTGAATAGCATAGTAGTCTCTAATAGTCATGTCACTGTAAGGTGCGTCTTCCATCGTAGCAGGAGCTTTATAAGCTTGCATAGGTGTTTTAGGTAGAGAAGAAGGCAAAGCTTCACTGTCAATACCAAACACTGCTGTCTTTTTAATAGCTACTGAACTAGGGTTTACCACTCTTAGTTCTTCTAAAGGAACAAGATAAGAACCTTTTTCATTAAGTTCATATTCTTCTTCATAAGATCCGCTTACAGGAACTCTATAAACTTTACGTTCTGCATCTGCAGGGCTTAAATCTCTGGTGATTAGCTCAAAGAAAAAACCTTTGTCTTTTCTAAACTCTGAAGAAAAGATGCCTACTACCATTCTACCATGTTTATCATAGAATGGCATCTTCATGTTGAAATCTGTACGTGGGATTCCTAGATCATCAATTAGATCTTGATGAAAATCTCTAATAGACTCAAGCTTAAGTTTTTTTAACTCCTTGATGTCTGTTGTTTGTGTTGTGTTACTTGTCATACTGTGTCATTTTGTTTTATAATTCCTGGCCAACATCAGCCGAAGGTGCTTGTCTGTTTGTTCTAGCTCCTCTAGGAGCCCATGTCTGCTGTTGTTGCTGAATCATAGGTGGTGGAGGAGACTCAATCATTCTTTGTCTTTTAAAATCTGTTTGTAAGAAAATAATATTTTCATCTGTAGCACCATTACGTAGTTTTAATAGATGCAAGAATACATTTTCTTTACTAGCTTGATAATGTTCGGGTCCATAGTCTTCTATGTTTAGTGTAAACGGTCTACTTATTGCAAAGACCAAGTCTGAACCTTGCATAAGAGCATCACCACCAAATATATCTGATGAGCTAGGATAGTTAGCAATTGTACCTGGAGTTCTGCGTGATACATCTTCCATGGTACGATTAAGTTGTGTAAGGATAATTACAATTACAGGTAGGTCTCTCTTTACATCAATAAGCATGTCTGCTATATTGTATAGAGTCTGTAACTTTTCTCTCTCGTCTGCTGCTTTTTTTACAAGCCAGCTGTGGTCAATAGTGACAATCATTGGTTTACCACCCAGTTCATTAAAGTAATGATGGATAGCTTTTTTCATGTCGGCAGAAGTAAGAGGCTTCTTTATACGTATTCTTTGTACACCA